TGGATGGCATCGATCAAAAGTGCGTAGGTCATGGTTAGTCGATCCAGCTGCTGATTGCTTTGACCATGCAGAAGCCAGCCCATGCGCCTTTGTCTGAGATTAGGTCAGCAAGGCGCTGGAAGTCTTCTTCTTTGATCTTGTCCCAGCCAGTTTTGGGTGCGATGTAGCGGTTGATCAGATCCTCAGCGAGGCATTCGCAGCGGTAGTAGGTCATTTGATTAGGTGGTAATGAAAAGGGCACCGAAGTGCCCCGTGGTTGTTAGGCGCCAAATGCAAGCAGCACGGTGAGGATGCCAACGATGGTCCAGAGGATCAACTGGCGTTCCTTGAGATCGTTGATCTGCTCGGCTTGGGTGTCGATCATCTCGCAGGATGCGTCGATGATGTCGGCCTTGGTGGAAGCGTGTGTGATGTTCATTGGATTTGATTTGATTTGATTGCGGGAGTTGCCTCCCGTAGGAACAGAATACACCGCAGACGGTGCGTCTGGCAATGCTGTTGCATTTCTTTACGTTTGCCCGCGCTAGCTAGGCTGGTAGCAGCGGCAACTGCTCCGTGCAGCCATACCTATTCGAGATCACTGCCAAGGTGGTGATTCGCTCGGATAGCGAACCGGAGGAGTTGCCAGCGGACGTGTACGCACGAATCTCTGAGTTCATAGGGAACGAAGAGGATCTGCTGTCGCTTGACATCGAAATGTTCCCCCTACCAGATGCCAACAGTGGATCATCAGATCGATGGAACGACGCTGATACCGAGGAAGGAGGCGAAGCGGCGGTGGCGTGATGCAGTGTTATTACGAAGTGATTACTGTTGCTCGTACTGCAACGAGCAGCTAGGACCTCGTAGCGCCACGCTTGACCACATCATCCCCAAGGTGCTTGGTGGGTTAACCGTACCAGAAAACCTCTGCGGTGCCTGCATTACATGCAATGGCAGCAAGGGGCACCGTGATTGGCGCGACTGGTTCCGTGCTCAACCGTTCTACAACTTGACCCGCGAAGAAGCTATTGACTCTTGGCTTACTCAGTAATACTGCACGTAAATCTCGGCCTGCCACAGGTCGTTGGTGTACCGGCAAAGCGCACCGTTCTGGCCGCAGGCCCGATACACAGGCTCTTCGCCAAAACTGTGGTCTAACAGTTCAATCCAGCGACCAGGACCGCGATCCATCCGATCTAGCACTTTCCTTTCCATCGTCGTACAACCCGCAGCGTGCGGCAAAGCGCCCCCCATTCTGCCGTGCCTCGGGGAACCCAAGACTGCATTCGTTGCCGCGTGGTAACCAATGGATACAAGACCAGCACTTAGCTTTTCCATGAAATTCGGATTCAATTTCTTCAATTGGTTGGTTTTTGCGTAACGCCAAATAGTGGTACTGCGCACGGATGTACGCCTCTCGCACGTCTGGCGTACAGAGATCAATAATTGTTTCAGCGCGGCCTGGCAGGCGAATTTTGGCACGCCAGTTGTCGGACAACCTCAAGCGTTCAACAATTACCCTGCCGCTGTAGAGAACGATCATTCGCTTTCTCCATACGCTGGCTCGTGGTAAAGCCGCTCCAGTTGCATCGACAGCGGTTCTGGTTCCTCGGCCAGCTCCTGCATGATTGCGTCAACCTGCTTGTCCGTTGCGTCTTGCACAACGTACATGTGGTTAAAGCTGTGGTGCTTGACCGCAACAAAGCCAACCCGTGGACTAGACAGTAGAAAACGCACGGCGCAATTTTCAAGCCAGTTCAGGAATGGTGCGCTCATGGTTTCAGTTTGGTAATAAGTCGATCGAGATACCACTGTGCTTTGGCTGCATTGACGACTGAATCGCCCTTGTCCCACATGCGCAAAATGTAACGCAGGATGTGACCTTGGCAGTTGCCCAACACTGGGTCAGGCGCACGCAAGATGGCGGCCTCAATCACGTCGATGGCTTCCACCAGCCCGTGTTGATAGTAATCAGGGTTGATCTGATCAGTCATTAGCGTCTAGCTCCAACTTGATCGCAGCTTGGAAATAACCGGCAATCTTCATCCGAGCAAACACAGTGCCGCCATCTGCGGTGGTTTTATCTTCAACCCGTGCGTACTGATACCGCGCTTCCTCAAGGGCAGCCATGGTCTCAATGTTCAGAGTATCTAGCTCTGCGTTGCTAAGGGTTTTGATGTCCTCAAGCAGGAAGTTGCGGCCAAGAAGATAGGACTTAAAAAACGGTTCATTCATGTTGATTTTGTGGATACCTGAAGCAGTGTACTAGGCCCATTTGCCCAGGATGTAGCGGCGGACAACCTGGATAGCCTGCTGAGCGTGCTTCTCGACCAGCACCGACTGGGTGTCGCTCATGGCAAGGCACACAGCATTGAAAAGCTCCTCATACTCGACATCCCGCGTGTTACCCGCAAGGTCGTGGGCAAACTCGTCCCACAGCCCTGTGTAGGTGTTACAAGTGCGACCACTGCGTGCATAGAGCGCTTCCATCATTTGGTGGCGGCGGTTGTCTGGGTCGGCTTGCTTCATTTGATGATGTTGTACAGGTTGCGGCACTCCTGCCACGCTATCGAATTGTGGTGCAGTTGATCCATGCGGACGCGGATCAAAGCCTTGACGTGTTCGCGCTCATGATCGCGGCCAGCCTTGAACAGGCCGGAATCGCTTACCAGTGCTTGTAGACGCTGAAGTGGATCAATCATTGGATGCTTTGGTAAAGATGTTGCATTCCCCAGCAAAGAAAAGGTTCTGTGCTGGCTCGGGGAAATCAAGCGAGCATTTACCTTTGAGCCATAGGCCACAGCATTCGCAGGAGTGCTCGGCAAAGGAATTTCGCCGAGGAATCTCAGGGAATAACTTTTTATGACCTACGCCAAAACGTATTTGCTCAACGGTTTGGCGAGAAACACCATGCCGCTCAGCCATGATCTTGTGGGTCTCAGGCGACAGAAGGATGTCGCGGACAGCCTCCGGGGAGATTTTGGTCATCGCATCGCTTCTACTGTTGCGTTGGGCCAGCGGTTTTGGGCGTAGGTAATAGCCGCCGCTTTGTTTTCGGCACGCATCGTCATGGTCATTGGCATTGAGCCGGACTTGTAGACGATTAAGGTGTAAAGCTTGGTTTTGGCCTTAGCAACGGGGCGGCTGATTCCTTCTCCGTGGCGGCTTTGGTCTTCTTCGCGCCACAGAAGTAGTGCGCCTTGGATGTTAGACATTGGGAAGTTTTACTTGATGGTGGTCAGTAGGTGTAAGCCATTCAATCTGGTTCCAGTAGGGCAGCCATTCTTGAGTAGCAATGGCTTTAGCCTCTAGCCAGCTGGTGGCTTTGATGCACTCGTAAACGTTTGCTTCAGGAATGCGAAAGTAAAAATTGCGTAGGGTCATGGCTTGAGTACCTGCTGGCAAACGGGTTCGCTTTGGGCGGTAAGCACGGTTTGTTCACGTCCATTGCTGATGCCTGCGGCATAGACCGCAAACATCAAAGCAATGACGGCAAGGCGGTTGACAAATGGATTGTTGATCATTGGATTGGATTTGATTGGATGCAGGAGCGTTGCCCCTGTCTTGGTACTATACACCACCTGCGGCGTGGGTCAATGGTGCGTTACAAATCTTCGTCGTACTTGAGCGCTGTTTTTTTCTGGATCGCAGCATTGGCCTTGGCAAGGTTTTCCATCACGTCAGCAGCCTCGACAAAGCTTGGCTCCAGCGTGATCGGAGTCCGCAGCACCGGCTTGTGCTGGTGCCGATCAGACCAGCCAATGGCGTAGTCCGGCACACGCACCTCGACCGTAAACCACGTATGGCCGCAAGACCCACAGACCCGTTTGCGGACCACCTCATCAGGCAGGTGCCCGTTGGTCACTGGTGTCCGGTGGTTCTTGCTACGGCAATTCGGGCAATTCATCGGGCATCATGGGAGCAATCTGCTCCTCAAAAGTGGAACAATTTGGACAGTGGATGATCCCCAAGGTGGCGACCGAGGATCAACTCAAGATTGAGGTAATGGCCCGGCGCCTTGAGATCACTCAAAACGTCGGACCACTTGCGGCAACGCTTTACCGCTCTTGGAATCTTCAACAGGCATTGCTCCAGCAGGCGACCAATGAGATCGCCCGGCTGGAACTGCTACTGATGAAGCCTTAGAACAGGTCAGCCTCGCTCACTTCAACTACAGTGCCGCCTGTGGCTTTGGCCAAGCTGTCAGCAGCACCAGCCGCAGCCATCTTTTCCTCAATGGCCTTCATGGTCTTGTAGTCAGGCTCAAAGGCAAGGCTCAGGTAGTTCTGGCCGCTAGCAGCTTGCTTGGTCCAACCACTGATCTTGATGGGGATCTCGCCACGATCATTGGGATTGGCGTTCATGACGTAGCTGGCAAACGCCATCCGGTCATCTTCCTTGATGCTGAACACGCCATCAAATGCCGGGTAGTTGCGGCTGGGGTCGTAGCGATCCTTGAAGCGCTCTTGCAGCTTCTCAGGTGTGTTCTTGAACAGTGCGCCGTTTGCTTTGAAAGTCATTGGTTGTCAGGTGTGATGGTGTTGGCCT